CAGAACGTAGCACTTACACTTGAGCAGGGATGGGTGCAGTTGTTGAAGATGGCTGCGACGTGGATGAATGCCGGAGATTCAAAGATTACAGTCAAGGTTAATACAGACTTCCGTAAAGACAACTTACTTCCTCAAGATATAGTCCAGCTTGCTGCAATGATCCCTGGGGGCGGATATTCGAAGCGGGATCTGTTCTTTATCCTAAAAAAAGCAAAATTAACACAATTTGAGAAATTTGACGAATGGGACGCGGTAGTTGAAGAGAATGGGATTGCGCCAACAATTATACAGGATGTGACAGATGCCAACAGTCAATGAAAAATTACATAGTGATCTGATTGAGCATGGGCTTTATCTGGACCGTGTTTCTTCAAACATTCGCACGGTTATGGTTGCAGAAGTTGACAAGACTGCGAGTGACTTGAGAGGTCTGATGTCGCAGTTGTATGAAATTGAGAGCAAAGGCAAGTTGAGCAAGGGTTATAACGAAGGAATGGCGGCCTTGCAGAAAAAGATTGCGAATGTAAGAGCTAAGGGTTTTGAGAGTGCGCGGGTTCAGAGTCTGATTGATTGTGAGAAGTTAACGCAGGTTGAGGCGGATTATATTAAGGGTGCTTTAGAGCGTAGTATTCCTGCGGAGTTGGGATATAGCGCAAAGGCTGTGGCGGGGACTGCGGTTAAGAACATTGTTGCTTATGGTGCTTTTTCTGGTGACGACATGGGTCAATGGTACCAGAAGTGGCAAGTTGCGGATCTAAACAGGATTATGAGCACGATTAAGAACGATCTGGCGCAGGGGCTGACGGTGCACGATGTTGAAAGGCATTTGTTCGGGACCAAGGCATCAACATACACGGATGGGATTTTGCAAGGTACTAGGAACGATGCGGAAAGGCTTGCGAGGACAGTCAGCAATGGCGTGAGCAATGCAGCGCGAATGGAGTTCTATGAGGCAAACAGTGATGTTGTTGGTTCTGTTATGGTTTCGGTGGCATTTGATGGGCGCACTTGTGATTATCACTTAAGCATAGCTGGGAATGTTTACAAGATTGATGATCCTGCGAAACCAACGTTTCCAGATCATCCGAACCAGCGGACGTTCTATTCGCCGGTTGTTGACGGGATGGCGATAATTGGTGACAAGCCGTCTGTGGGTGGAAGAAATTTCAGGAAGGCAGCTAAAGAAGATTATCTTAAGAATGCAAAGGCTAAGGGTCTGAGCGATAAGGATGCGCGCGGTAAGTGGAACAATTTGAGTTCCAAGTATAAGAATAGGCTTCAGAACGTACAGCGAGAGAATTATGCGGGCGAGGTGTTTGGGAGTGAACCTGCTGGAATGAGTGGCGATGCCTGGTTGAGGAAGCAGAGTGTTGAGCTTCAGAATGATGTTCTGGGGGTTAAGAAATCAAAGATTTTTAGGGAAAAGGGGTTGACGCTGAGCGAAATGATGGATGGGAATCGAAGAAAGTTGATGACGGTTGCAGATTTGGAAAAGAAAAGCGTAGTAATACCGAAAATCAAGCCGGTTGCGGTACCAGGGAAAAAGTATACAAGCACGAATGAGGTTTTTAAGAAGGTGTCGTATCAAGGGATTGATGAGGGTTATGCAAAGGATATTGATGCGAGATTTTTGGATTTGGAAAACAGTTATCCGATAAACGAGGGTAATATAAATGTTAGTACTGCGAAAGCTAAAAGCTGGATAGGTCATAGTCTTTCCCAGGTCACGCAACGAAGCCATAACGGTAAAGATTTTTTATTTTATGATGACAATATAGTTTTGAACAAGGTTCTGCTGCAAAATAAAAAGACTGCGACAGCTACACATCTAACAAACTATAGAGGACGAGGTTCGAAATTAAGGAGTGACCTAGTAACGATAGATCATGAATATGGACACCAAATTGACAATCATTACAACATCCTGAAAAATCCAAAACTAAGAACAGCAGTAAATAAATTCAGGGGTGGAGTTGAGTATAATGGAGAAGCTAATTTAAGAAACGTGCACAAGAAAATAAATAATTTTGTCAACCACGGCTCAAGCAAAATGTCAAAGGAAATGTTTAGAGAAATGCAAGCAGATTTGGGTCTTTCTAAGGCCGGCATGAAGAGCAAAATAAAATCAGAATTTGGAAGCTACGCAGCAACAAGTGTGGATGAATTTTTTGCTGAGGGTTTTGCCACTATGCGACATTTAAAAGAAATTGAAAAGACGCCTTTTATAAAGGATTTCGAGAAGTTGTTTAACAAAAAATTTGATGAGGTAATTAGAAATGCAAGCAATTAATGGGAATGATATGACTCAAGAAGACTATGATGACATATACTCAAGGATAACAGAGTTGCAGTTGTTGGAAATTGACGGGGAAGATCATGCGGAAGAGTTGAAGAATCTGAAAGCCAAGATTGAGTATGAGGAAATTTAAGAAAGGCGGCAAGAATGCAGCCCGTACTGGTCAAGAGAAAAAAAGAATTTACGAGGGGCGGGATGCTCTTCATGAACAAAAACAAGAGCGGGATGCTCTGAAATGGAAAAGAGATGCTAAAGTTCAAATTGAGTGCTGAGGAAATCAAGGCTTTGCCTGAGATTCTTCAGAAGGAATACAAGGCGATTGAGGGTGAGGACGGGATGTTTTTGCTTGATGCACCTGGTGAGAGTAACGAGGCAATTGCGAATTTGAAAGCTTCTGTCAATTCTGAAAGGAAGTTGAGAGAAACCGCGGACAAGCAGTTGAAGGATGTGGCAAGGAATGATGAGGCGTTTACTCAGATGAAGTCTGATTATGAGGAGTTGAAGAGTTCTAAGGGTGATGAAGCCTGGAAGCTCCAGGAAAAGAACCTCAAGGCTGAAATTGTTAAGCGTGATGGACAGATTAATGATTTGACCGGGAAGGTTGACACTATGACGTCTGCGCATCGTAAGGATTTGTTGCATCAGACTATGACTTCTATTGTGCCAGATACTGTTAGAAAAGGTGCGATGAAGGACATTCTGTTACGAGCCGAGAGAGATCTTGAGTATTCTGATGATTTGAATGGTGGCAAGGGTGGATTTATGGATGCAGAGTCCGGGCTTGAAGTTAAGGACTGGTTTAGTGGCCAGCTTAAAGAGTCTGAACATTGGCTGCAACCAAGTTCTTCGTCGAATCCACAAGGTAGTACAGGTGGCTCAGGTGGAGCCAAAACAATTAAACGGGACGAATTCTATAGTAAGCCTCCGAGTGAAAAGCGAGAGCTTATGGCAGAAGGATATCAGTTAACAGACTAGGAAAATTATTATGGCAAATACATATACAGATACAATTACAGAAACGCTTTATAAAGCAATGGAAAAACTGCAGAACGAGCCAGTGGCTTTACTTCAATCAGTTCAGAGAAATGTTTCTGAAGTTACAAATGCATCGTTTGGCAAGAGTGTTGAATCTCTTGTTACCGGTGATGTTACAATAACTAATGCAACTTCATACGCTCCGCAGATGGATGATGTTGATGCACCAGCAGTGACGGATGGCAAAGATTCGTTTGCGCTGACGAATCATATTCATTTTGATATTCCGATTTTGCCAGAACAGCAACGTCATGCTGACAACACAATTGGATGGACAGAGCAACTTCAGCAGCGTTTGATGAAGGGAATTAGAGGCGGCAGAAACACTATGGAAGCAGATATTGCAGCAGCAATGTATAAAGGTGCTTCCAAATCAACAGGTGCATCTGGAACTACTCCTTTTGCTAGTAACACAGATATCATCGAAGATGGTATGAAACTGTTGGTTGACCAGGGTGTTAATCGTTATCAGGGAGATATCTCTATGGCAATTAACACATCTGCTGGGGCAAATTTCAGAAAACTGTTGCAATTGCAAAAAGTTGATGAGGCAGGAACAGCAGATTTGTTAAGAAGAGGTATTCTTTTATCTCTTAACGGCACAGATATAAGAGAGTCCGGGCAGATTCAGTCGCACACAAAGGGCACTGGTGCGGGATATCTTGTTGACCTCGGTGCAGGTTATGCAGCTGGAGCAACAACAATTCATGTTGATACGGGTACTAATGCTATTCTTGCGGGTGATGTGGTCACCTTTGGTGCGGACCCAACAGAGTATGTTGTGAAGACAGGTTTTGCCGGTGATGGCGATGGTGACATTGTTATTGCTAAACCTGGATTGAAGACAGCGATTGTGGATGATGCATCGGTTGCAATCAAAGATGGCTACGCAGCCAACCTGCTTTATACATCAACGGCAGCTGAGTTTGCATCTCGTGCTCCTTTATTGGGTCAGGACAAAGCAATCTTTAGGGATGTGATTCAAGATCCTTTGACAGGATTCATGTGGTCATATTCAATTTATCCTGGTATCGGAATGCAGAGACTTCGTGTCGAAACGTTCGCAGGGTATAAGGTTTGGAATCCGTTCGAGTTGGTTTCAATCAGAGGTTAATAGCCCACTACGTGGTGGCAAGAAGAGAAAAGGGAGGGCGGCAAGAATGCCGCCCGTACCCTGTTTTTTGAATGAATTTTAAATAGAAGGTTTTGAGATGAAAATAAATATTATGATTGTTTTGCTGGTGATGGCGGTTGTGACTGCCTGGTCGGCGGATGCAAGGTTGGGACGGCTCGGACAATTCGAGAACGGCACTGCGCTGATTAATGATGCGCTGGAGAGACTTGACACTCAGCTGACTGATGAATTAGGTATTCCGTTAATCACTTACACGGTAACAAACAATGTTACGGCAACCAACATTCTGACCGTTGCCGCCAATCCCACCACAAATGACACGATGACAATTGGTGATTACATCTATACATTCGTGACCAATGTGGTTGATGATGGAGATATCTTGATCGGCGCTGCCGTGACTAATACGCAAGCGAGTATCATAACAGCAGTAGCAGCGGATGGTGTGGTTACAATGGCGAGTTTTTCGACTAATAACACATCAATTCTGACTTCGGTTGCCATTGGAGTTGCGACAAATATAGTTTGTACGGAAACATTTACATCTGTATCGAACTTATTTTCAAATGCGACGATGGTGGGTGGAGTTGATGGTACAACCAGCGACTCATCGGCTCTACGTGACGCCGATTATTTATATATAAAACTAAGTACTGCAACTTGGGGAAAAATAAGCATAACAGACTTATAAGAAAAATTATGACAATACAATTAATAAAAAGCGAAAAGAAGATTACAGCTCAAGAGGGCGATCTGTCAATTGATTATCCTTTGACAACTTCTGATGATGAGGCTAAGGCTCATTTTGCTGCGGTTCTTGCGGGCCAAAAGAAGGCGGAAGACGCCGCGGCCGAGAATGGTAATTCTAAGGAGTTGCAAATCAAGGTTGATGATTTGAGCGCGGCTTGCGAGGGTTTGAGTGCGGAGCTTGACAGGGTTAAGGCTAAGAATGAGGGTTTGATTGTTTGTATCGATGCCTCAAAAGCTCAGCACGATAAATTGCAAGGTGAGTATGATACAGCGGTTGAAGTGGCTGCTGAAACTGATAAGGCTCAAAAGGATCTTGCTTTGATTAAGGCAGAAAACTTCACTTTGAAAGCGGAGGTTGCTGAAAAGAATGATGCAATTGAGAAGCTTAAGGCAGGTAAGGCAGCTGCAAAGCCAAAGAAAACTGCGTGATGGCAAGAAAAGGCGGCGCCAAGAATGGCGCCCGTACAAGAAAGCTGGTAGCAAATGATTATAGTAAGAGATGATAAGGTTGTTATTGTGAGTGATAATGGGAAGCGAAAGAGTTACCCGGCATCGATCAGCAATGACCAGGCTGTGAAGCATTTTGCAGATGGCACGGATCCTGCAAAAAAAGAAGTTAAGAGAACTTCGGCGGGACGATTTGCAAAGAAAACAAAGAAAGCGAAGTAAACTATGGCTTTTGATTCAACAATTGGCGGGGCGGAATCGAATAGTTATGCGACTATCGCAGAGCTTGACGCAATTTTTGAGTTGCGGATTAACTCTGGCGCCTGGACGGCGCTGGCGGAATCTGAAAAACAGGCTTATGCAGTTACGGCAACGATGATGCTTGAGGCGCTCGTGGAGTGGAATTTTTACAAACAGAGTGATGACCAGGCGCTTTGGTGGCCTGTGTCGATTTATCCTGATGAGATTCCATCTGCAATTGTTCGTGCTGTTGCTGAACAGATTCTTTATATGTTGACTAATGGCGATGCTTCGTTTGCCCCTAAGGCTATTATGAAGGGTGTTTCGAAGGTTAAGGCTGAGGGTCTTGAGGTTAAGTTTGATCGCTCGTTTGTGGCGCCTAAGCTTGCGGATCTGGTTCCGGGGATTCTTGGTGGTCTTGGCGTGGTGGCGGCGTCGGCGATTGGTGGCGGTTTGAGTATGCGTGATGTGTTGAAGGGATAGTCATTGCATGACGGCAAGATAAGAGAAGAAAAGGCGGCGCCAAGAATGGCGCCCGTACGAAAGAATGAAAGGCTTATGATGGACTGGATAACAAAGCAGCAGTGTCAGAGATATGATGATTTAATTAAATGGTTGCAGACCGAGCATCCGCCGGCGGCTTGCAATGGTTATGCTGAGGCGATGAGGGATTCGGTGATCTGTCTGCTGAAGGGGCAGAAGTTGCAGTTGCAGAGTTTGCATAAGCTGAGTTTGACGGCGATGGTTGCTGTGCTTGGTAGCGTTGGGATGGTTTGTTTGACGATGTTGCAGTTGACGGGAAAGTTATAACATGAGTTTGTTTGATGACATTGGGTTGAGTGAGATTGTGAAGGATGTGCTCACTGATGACATGGTTGGGGCGACTTGCGTTGTGGCGCTGGCTAAAGGTGATTATGATGCTGCAACTGATGTGATCACGGATGTTGCAGATTTTTCGGAGCAGATTAATTGTTCTTTGGGTCTTGGTTATACGGCTAAGGAGATTGATGGCACTAGGATTAAGGTGGGTGATTTGAAGTTGTTGATTGCTGGCGCGGATTGGCGTGGGTTGCCTGATTTGTCACCTACCCCTACTAAACCAACGACTGCGATGACGGTGGCTAAGGGTGGTGTGGAGTATTCGATTGAGAATGTTGGGGTTGTTGATGGTGGGGATGTGGATGTTTTATATGTGCTGCAAATTCGAAGATAACCAACTGCGTTGGGGCAAGGCAAGAAAAGGCGGCGCCAAGAATGGCGCCCGTACGGGGGGAAGCAAATGAATGTTAATAATGGTGGGTTTTTTGCGGGGATTGATGGATTTTTGGAGGATGCGGATAAGGATGCGGTGACAAACACAAGAAAAGTGTTGTTTTCAGCATGGCAGGGGCTGACGGATCAGTCGCCAGTGGATCAGGGGACTTTTAAGGGTAATTGGATGATGACGGTGAATGGTTTGAGTGCTGAGACTTCGGAGAAGGTGGGTGCGCAACCGTTTCCTGATGTGGCTTTTAAGATGGGGGATGCGATTTTTTTGAGTAATGCGCTGCCGTATGCGCTGAGGATTGAGAGTGGATGGAGTCCGATGGCTCCGCAGGGTGTTGTTGGTCCTACTAGAAGGGCGTTAATTTTGGAGCTACAGAAGAATGATTGATTATAGATTTGTACGAAATGAGTTTAGACGGCTGCTGATTAAGGATGCTGATGTGCCGGCTCGGGTAGGGAATCTGCTTGATGCGAATCAGTTTGCGGCGGAAGGGCGAAGTTTTACGCCGTCGGTTAATCTCTATGTAGAGGAAGTCACAGGCATTGACAACGATGGGCTTGAGTTTTCGCACAGTTCCCTGACAAAAGTAACAATCAGTTACAATGTTAAAGGATTGTTGTCGGCAACTGAAAACATGCAAAAAGAGATAGAAAATTTAAGGCTGGCGATTGCTAATGAATTTGACAGTAAAGAACCCTTTGAGCTTTCAGGTCTTGGGTTTTCAATAATGGAGGTCACACGTCGACCTTCGACAAATAAAGATGGTTGGAGATTGGCTCCGCTGGATGTGACGGTGGATTGCTATCTGCGACCAAGTTAAAACAAGAAAAGGGAAAAGATTATGACAGTTGTATATTCTGGTGATTTTATATCGGGGAGTCACGGTGGTGTTGGTACGTTTGATGTTATTGCATTTGATGCACCTGAGTTGATGCGCGACGATAGTACGGACGCATCCCATGGTGGAACTGGCGCTGAACATGAGTTTTTGGCGGGTGGAAGATTTAAGACTGGTGATGCTAAGGTTACGATTCCTTATGATCCTGCATTTTTTGCAGAAACACCCGGGACAGCTAACGGGGTCGTTACTGCGTTTCCGTTGATTATGAATGCTGTTGGAATGCAAAGTAAGTCGTTTACTGATATGGTGCTCAAGAGTGTTTCGCCGGGTCAATTAAAGGTTAAGGGCGGTCAGCCAACTATGGTGCTGACGTTTACTAAGCATAACGTATAAAGAACAACAAGAGAATCTCGCTGTAGCGAGAAAAAACAAGGGAAATAATTATGACAATTGTATATACAGGTGATTTCGTTTCGGGAAGTCATAGCGATGCAGGAAGTTTCAACGTGATTGCGATTGATGCACCGGAGTTGATGCGGGATGATAGTACGGATGCCTCAACTGGCGACACAGGTGATGAGCATAAGGTTGTAGCGGGCGGACGATTTAAGACTGGGGAGGCAAAAATTACGGTGCCGTATGATGAAGGTCTATTGGACAAGCAACCTGGTGGTCAGGGAGATGGGTCTAATTTGGTTTTGACTGCGGTTGGCATGTCGGTAACTTTTGACCTAATGGTACTTAAGGGGGTCTCTCCTGGGCAGTTGAAGATTAAGGGTGGTCAGCCAACTATTGTGCTGACATTTACGAAGTCTAATGTTGTTTCAGCTGGGGTCTAAGAATGGCGCTAAGAAGGGCGCCAAGAATGGCGCTAAGAAGGGCTCTAAGAATGGCGCTAAGAAGGGCGCTAAGAATGGCGCCCATACAAAAAGATGAGGATAAAGATGACAGAAAAAGTTAAATATATGACGTTGGCACAGCTGAATAACAAAGAGCTGGATGAGTATGACGTGCCTTTGAGCAATGGCTGTGCGTTTGGATGCGTGGAAATTGATATTGATCAGTTTGAAAAAATAAGATTGGCGAATCTTGAAGACAATGTTGGTTTCAATATGGCGCTGGTTAAGGCTTCGGTTGTTAAACCTGCACTTGATGATGCGGCGATTGCTAAGTTCAGAAAAACTGGCGGCGTGCTTTTGTTTAAAGAACTTACTGATGGAATCACCAGAAAGCTTGGGTTCGATACCAAGATTGAGAAAGTTAAAAAAAAATAGAGGATGACATCTGCTTGCAGACGATTGTGGAGATGGCCTATAGGACTGGCATCCCACAGTCGACACTGCGTCGCAGGTTTACGTATAACGAGCTACAGGAGATCATTGCATATAAAGAGCTTGATTATGAGAGGGTGAGCAAGGAGGATGTGAGGGTTCAACGGCTGGGTTTTTGGAATGCGATGTGTCATGCGAGTGAGGATGACGAGGTGGATCCTGATATGTTTTTGATCGAATGGACGAGGGATGAAGAGGATCAAGATGATCAAGAGGATCAAGATGATTTGGAAGTACAGCGAATCAATGTTGAGATGCTGTTGGAGTCGATGGCGGCAAGGTTTGACGGAAAAATAGAAAGATTTTAAGATGAGTTCCAACATACTACACTTGGGGGTTGAGACTGGGCAATATGTTCCAGGGATGCAGGCTGCAACGGCTGTGACGGAATCGTTCAAAGCGTCGACTATGGCGACTTTGGGGAGTCTGACGGCTCTGGGTGCTGGTATGACTGCGGCGATTAGTGTACCAATTGGCTTGATGAATGCTGCTTCAATTTCAGCTGCTAGTGATGCGACTGAGGTTTCGAGTAAGTTCGCAACAGTTTTCTCGACTTTATCATCCGAGTCTTCTGCAACCGCTGCTGCTCTTTCAGAAAACTACGGTCTTGGAATTACATCAAGTAAGGAATTACTTGCAAACACGGGCGACTTATTAAGCGGATTCAAATTCACACAGGTCGAAGCATTAAGCCTTTCTAATAGAATTCAGCAACTAGCAATTGATACAGCTTCATTTTCAAATTATGCCGGCGGCGCCGCCGGGGCATCGGAAGCATTAACGAAAGCAGTGTTTGGTGAGACAGAGATGGCAAAGGGTCTTGGCATTGTAATTCGTCAGGATTCAGAAGAATTCAAAAATTTAGTGCAGCACTATATGAGGACCGAAAATGCAACAATGCAACAGGCAAAGGCTTATGCAGTTCTTGATATTGCAACTGAGCAATCAAAGAACAGTATTGGTGATTATGCAAGAACAATGAATGATCTTGCAAATAGAATGAGATATCAAACAGAAATGATGAAAGGTCTGAAAGAAGCCTATGGTGGAATTCTTGTTGAGGGATTGCATCTTAACACACTTTATGGCATGCTTAGCGCGGGCACGAAGGCTTTGACTGCAACTCTAAACGCGGTACCTGGTCCATTAAAAACGGTTATTGCTTTGACTTCTGTTGCAGCAATTGCTACAGGTCCCCTACTGCTTGGTCTTGGTCTTGTGTCACTTGCATATAATCAGATTGTTCAGGCTGCTCCTGGAGTGGTTTTTTTGTATCAGGCGATGAAAGCGAAGAGTATTGCGCTGACAGCAAGCACTTTTGCGCTGGTTACTGGAACAGATTTGGCAACCTTTTCATTTTTCAAACAACAGATGGGGCTGAGGGCTGCATTGACTGATCTTTCCGCTCACACTCTCGCAACTTGGAAGCTTGGCGCGGCTAATGTTTGGCTGGCTGCTAAGAATGGAATACTTGCTGTTAGTCATTTGACTCTTACTGGGTCTTTGGTTGCGGTTGCTGGTGGTTTTAAGATTGCTACTGCGGCAGCTGCTACGTTCTGGACTACTGCTATTGCTCCCCTACTGCCAGTTATCGCTGTTGTTGGCGCGGTTATTGCCGGGGTTGCTCTTGTTGTTGCTGGTCTTGCTACGCAGTGGGACAATTTGAGTGCAAGTTTTGGAATTATGATTGATAGCTTTGGGGTTGATCTGGCGTGGGTTGGCACAGCCTTCTCGTGGCTTCAGGATCATGCAAGCAATATTATGAGTGGAGTTGTTGCTGTTGTTGGAATTGGACTTGCTCTGATTGTTACAACTCTGTTTGCAGGAGTGACATCAATTGTCAATGGATGGAATATGATTTGGGCAACAATTGAGATGACTGGATCTCTTGTCAAGACATTTGCAACAAACACATGGAATGCTATTATTACTACAATAACAACTGGCTGGAGTGTTGGGTGGAATGGCATGCTTGGAACAACAAAAACTATCACGGCGGGCATCCTTGATGCTCTTGGCGATTTGGCTGTGAATGCAGCAGATCTAATGGATTGGATTCCTGGCATGGGTGGCGCAGCGGAAGCTGTTCGTGGCGTTGGCGTTTCCCTTGGGGCAAAGGCTGAAGATATGCGCACGGGCGCCGCTGAAAACTTTGCAACTGCAGATGCTGGTAAGGCTGAAATCAAAGATGCCTGGGCTAATGTTGGCACTGATGATAAGTATAATGATATTCTCAACAAATATTCTAACAACGTGCTAAAGCTTTCTGCTCAGACAGACAAAGCATGGGCGGCTGTGGATGCAGTTTGGACTGGCGCAGGAGAGGACATCAAAAATGCATTTAATGGTAAGGGCGGAAAGCCTAAAGGAAACGACAGCAAGGCAACGATGGCAGGACAGCAGAAGTTTGCGGGAGTTGCATATCAAGGATCTGTTGCAGCGTACAAAGCAGAAATTCGCCGGGGTGGGAAAACATCTGAGGATGAGACTGCGGCTAACACAAAGGAAACGGTTGATAAATTAACGCAGATGGTTGCGTTTTTGCGGAGACAAGACCAGAACTTAATAGAAATTAGGGGTGTATAATGAGTTTGATATCAGTAGGGATTTTAGAAGATAAGGGAGCAAATCTCAGTCTTGAAGCAAACATCAGGACCATAAACTATCAGTTTATTTTTGATGCTCGAATTTTATCGACAGATGAAGTGCTTGCGGACGGGAACATGCCGCGCATTGGTGATGAGTGCGTATATAATTCAAGCTTGCGACTAAAAAACATCTCTTTGGATTCTAATGACAACAGAATCTGGATTGCGGCGTGTGAGTATGCTTCAGATGCATCAATGATCTCTGAGGGATATGCCTATGACTTCAAGTGTTCGGCAATCCTGAAAGAAGAGGTTGTGACCCGCGCATACTCACATGAGATTATTCAAGGAGAGACAATAATTTCGAGCAAGGGATTAGATGCAGAGGCCAGGGGCGAGCCGAATCTGCCGATTGTTGTTTCGACTGGCAATCCTATGTCCGAACCTTTGATGGGCGTGTATGTCAACAAACAGTTCAGTTGGTGGCAGCTTGAGCCTGAGGCTATGAATGAATATATTGAGAGTGGCGAAATTTATGATCAAATTGGTTTTGTTAACTCGCAAGAGGTTGTGATCGGCGGTCTGACAGTCAAAAGCTTTGAGGGGGAAATGAAGAGCATTACTCCCGAACGATACTTTTACACAAATCCTGTATCCCTAGAGTCAGAGTTGCGTTATAAAACTTCTTATGTTGTTGAAATATATCAAAAGGGAACAGCTGCAATCATTCTTGACCAGGACTATCAAGCGAAGCTTGCGGCGCTGTATGAAGACGCAGGTGCAGAATCAGAAGTGCTGAGAAATGTCCGCCTTGCAGATCTGCCGGATAATGCCGGCAAGATTGTCCTGAATGATGCAAACGACAAAGAAGTTCAGGATCCAATCAAATTGGATGGAACGGGCAAGGTACTGGTTGCTGATGCATTACCTGTTTATAATAAGTTTGGGTACAAAAAAACAAGTGACTGGACAGCAACAATGAACCTTGCAACAGCAAATGGAGACTCGCTCAATGCCTCTACTGTCTAAAAACTCAATTATAAAACTCAACGAAACTGTCAGGACTGTTCAAAACACCCCTGTCGGCAATCAGTCTAGGCACTACAGAAGAAAGCCGGCGGCAAGTGACTATCCCCACATGGCAATCAATCGTACCGAGGATGAACTAAAAATTGGCTACATTGTGGAAGTTGTTGCGTTTGACGGCGACAAGAATCTGTTCACAATCCAGCAGCCCAGCGCCGATGATCTTCCGAATGTGGCAGTTGTTCTCACTCCTGCTGTTGTTGGTCACATGGTCGCGCTCTCGTTTACAGGTCCGCACATGCTGTGGACTCCGTTAGACACGGGGCAAGACACCCCCAGCGCATGGGGAAGCACTAAGGACAGCTATGAAGCAAAAGAAGGTACAACCTTCACACACATCTCACACACAAGCTTCCTGAGCGACACTGACCGCGTGAGCGCAACGTTTGCGGGTGGAGGCGTGCCTGGCGATGGTTATAATGGGTATTTCAAGCTGATAAAAGTGGTTGACGAAAACGGGGGTGTAACATTTAGCGTAAAAGACGGTGCGGACCTCGACGCAACTATGGCGGGCTATGCGCTGATTAATACTCAATCTTTTTTTGTCCCTACTGAGTTGGAATTAACAGAGAAGTATGTGTGGATGGAAGCAATGGCGTATGAAACCGAAACAGATGTATGGGAGATTGGACCACCTACAATAGAAGAATCAGACGAAATGCCGTCTTACGAAGAATATAAATTAAAAATTATAATTGGCAGAATAATTGATGATGAATGCTATCAAGAACATCATGGGGCTATGTATGGAGACATCGCAGCGGAGTGTACACATGAGCGGAGTTAGATTTAAATGGTGGCTAGGTGGGTTGAGCCTGACACAGGAATACCCTCCTTACGACTTTAGAATGATCACAGAGGATTGTTGTTGCTGTATTAATAATTACACCCTTGGTTTTGACCATAAAAATTTTTCTTACCATGCAGGTGCTCTTACAAGCTATCCAGACCCAGAGCCACTTGCTCCGGCTACACCCTGGAGTTTCGAGCAGACAGATGGGGAATTGAGCATAACTGAAATACCAGAAACTAATTCCGAATGTGGTGGTTCCGGTAATGATGGACAATGGGCCCACGCTTATGTGACTTTCGACCTCTGTGAACCTAAAAGTATTTATTTGGATTTTGAAGGTGCGATGCCCTGTAATGCTTGTTACGAATATATAAGTTTTACTTTTATTTTCATTGATGACTGGGATGTTTATCCTAGATACTTTTACGTTCAACCCCCGGGATACTTAGACGAGTTTACGGGGTGGGCTGCCAACAGTTGGACGTTGTTTGATGCCGATGAAAATATTTATTATGCTAATTCAAAAGTAACAGCTGACAGTTTTTCGATAAGAGAAGATTGCGCTGCGATGAATAATCGAAGAATACCCGATCAACTGCATGCGGGGCAGTATGACCTTGTAACCACTCCAGGAGGGATATATATTAAGCTTGAACAAAACGTTGATCCTCGAAACGAGATTGACAATTATATTACAGTTCAAAATCATACTGAGGAAGACCCAGAAAGTGGTTGTGCTGGAGTAAACGTTACCACAGGCAACGTCTGGTTCATTAAGCAAGGTTATACTTGTTCTGCCAATCCAGATAGTTTTGATTCTCGGCCTCAGCTGATTGAAATACCTCTTCCAAAAGGTATATCTACTTTAACATTTAGACCCTTTGGTTTTACACAAAGATTCAGCAGTGAAAATCACTATTCTAAAATGACATTAACTTGGGAAGGGGATATAGAATATGTCCACTAAATGCGGTTGCGGAAAAAAAATGGATTCATCATCAGTGACTAGACATTATATGAGCGGAGTTACAAGACCATCGTGTATTCATTGCGTTCAAAAACATATAGGGGGTGCGGAAGTACTGATTACAGAGATGCGAGATGGTTATAAATATATGACCCGGGCTGTCGGGGAGATGTATCAAGCAGAGGACGAATCACAGGACTGGGGGGATTTGCACAATCTGATTAGAGATTACAGAACAGCATATCAGACTCATTTAATTATGCCTAACTGGGAAAAACTAAACAATAGCATTATTGAAATACTGACACAAACACGAAACGAGGTTAAAAATGGATAGACCAGGAAAGTTTTATTACCATTACGAGAACAACAAGCTTGTAACATCAACCGGGGTACCGATGAACAATGTTGGTATGATGCCGCAGATTACGCAAGGAGCAATTCAGACTGTTAACTATCAGTTGGTTATCGGTTCTGCCGGCACAACAAAATACACCGGACTGACTTCTGGAACAGCAGTCAAACTGCTTGTTGACGACGATTATCGTAACGAAGCAATTCCGGTCCCGCTCGGAAACAACCTTTGGACCAACTCGTCCGGCAGCGAGTGGCAGAAGTCATGTTCTTACACTCCTGCAAAAGTTTACTTTGACGAAGTTGAAGCGACCGCCGGCACAGTTGGCTCGTTGGCAGTGGGTGAGTATAACTATGCAAGCAACGTGCTCACAGTGCGTCTGGCCGACTCCGCGGATCCGGCAGCCAAGTCCGATGACTTCATAACCGCGAAATTTTCACAAACTTATGCTGCAACGGTTCCCTATCTTGAAGTACAGGACAATGGATTCAATCTTGCAGCATCCTGGTGGGATGAAGACACGAGCGCGTTCAGGGATCCTGAGATTGGCAATGGTGAGATATCATTTCTGATTAATGCAAATCGTGTTGGCTATTACATGCGTATAGGCTCTGTCCCGAGCGTGACAGCAACCGCCGAGATGCAGTTTTTCACTGCCGGGCAATACACAAACACAAAAGAGTTCAAATTCATCTGCAGGAACAGAATACAAGGCAGCATGGTAACTCAATTAGATCTGATAAGTCTGGATGTATACACAAAATCAGAAGTGGCAAGCTTTATTGACACAAAGGTCGACAAACCAACGGGCGTTACAGGTTCGGAATGGCTGTTCACGTTGGACAGCACAGGCACTCTAACTCAGACAACTTTCAAAATAACATCAAGTAATCAACTGCTGATCCCTATAGAGGGAGAAGCAGGTTACATATCTC